CTGCCTGAATGATTTAGATAGGATACCTATCTGCACACCCTGATTCAGAATAGCGTCTAAGAGCGCGAAAATGCCCGTAGAGAAGCTTTTGGACATTCCACGGCTCCAGATGCCCAAAAAGTAATCGGACTCCATCATGGCCTTAATAGCCATGTGCTGAAAGGGGAATAATTTTACACCAGTAAACAACTCACAGGCAAATGAAGGATTTTCCCTTAGGAATTTATAAAGCAAAATTTTTGCTTCAGTCTCCTCCAAATACCCCTCTTTGTCTAGGAGTTGCTGGTTGATATCCTTGAACTCTCTGTTTAATTTTTGCTTTCCTACTTGCCAAGCCATCTTTTATAAGTTTTTTGTCCCAAAAATACTGAACATCAACAGTCCACAGTTTTTTTCCTAAAACAAGAATTTTGGGAATGATCTCTTCGCTCTTACGTCTAGACCCACTAAACACAAACTGACAACAATCTGAGTAGTTAGTCTGTATTTCGCGCATTCTATGGTAGACGTAATCTAGTCTAAATTTTTTATAACCCCGCGCATTTTCTGCCCACATGTTTCCAAAAGCTGTTTCAATAACCACAAATAATACGCAGCCCATCGAACGGCATCTTTCTAACTCTTTTATAAATCTTGCATAACCATTGGTGACGGTAGCACAGAAATCCTGGTAAGACTTCCTATCCACGAATGTATAGTCATATAAATCACCTCCAACAGCGTAATCCCCCACATCCAACTTAAGAAACTTTGAATTCCTGAAATACAGTGGCTTCTGCTCTCTAGTATCTATGAGGATAGGTGTATCTGAATAATCGTTTTGAAAGTCATTTGGTAGTTGCCCCGAGAGCATGGGCAACATACCAAATTGTTTACAAGCTTCGTTATAGCTTCCAAAAACCTCTTTGCATATGTCTACATCGGGCATTCCTGCTGTTTCTAGGTAAACGGCAGGTGGACCACCTTTTAGCCCCTTGGCTTCCTTTTTTTCTTTAAAGGTTTTTATAATGTATTCCTTAACCTCTGAACGTGGCGCACTTTGGCACCACTTCTTCATATTTTTTTTATTGATGAAGTCAGTAGCGAAATACTGATCGTACTTTTTAAACGGTATCAGTTCTTCAGTTAGTTTGTCTTTCCTTCCATAATTCTCTACATAGTAATCCCCAAGGAACTTTCCATGTTTCTTTATGTGTGCATGTAGACTCCTTAATGAATCAAAAGAATCACCACACTCTTTGCACTTATAAGACATCTTGCTGAGCAATTCCTAAAACTCTTGCTTTCCACTCTGCCATACCCTCTAATCTCTCGGCTTCCTTCTTGACTGCTTCTTTTTGCATCTCTGCTATCCTAGCCATGGTTTTTCTCTCTTCCTCTTCTTGGAAAAGCTGAACAATAGAAAGAAACGAGGCATTTTCTTTCTGCATCTTCTTCATTCTCTCACCCCGATCACCTTGAAGCTTCTTTGTAAGGTTTTCGATGCGGGTTTCGCACTGGTGATACTCGGAACTCTTAGCTTTGATAATTTCAGCCAATCTAATCGACATTTCTTGCTGCTCGTCAGCCTCATCAAACATATTGTTCAATTTATTAAGGTGAGCACTAATGACCTCCAAATTAATTACCTCCTTGCACACATTTAAATACAAATTAATTTCATCCGCCGTCAAATCAGGCTTATCCCATGTTAAACGTATAAACTCATGCTCAAACAGAACTCTGTCCTCTTCATTGAGGTAATTATTAATAATTTTTAGAAATCTTGAGTTTGAAAGGTTCGTCCCAAGTTTTTCAACGCAGATTTGCTTTTGTCTGTTAAGCTTCGGTTCATCTAAGCCTAAACCTGTAGCGTCATTGATTTTTTTAATGATTCTTGATGAAGACTTGGGTGAAATATATGAATGTAGTGCACCACTATCTTGGGAAGGTAAAATATCAGGATTAACTTCACGAATTGTCGCCAAAACAGTCCGCTGTTCATTACTGAGAGGGCGCACTCGCCTCGACGGAAAGATAATTCTAGCAATTTCCAGCGACGACAAACCGTCTTCGGCCTGCTGTATGATAAATTCACGCTGTTCCGCCGTAATTTCTATATTTTCCGCAGGTTGACGGCTAGTAGTTCTAAATTCTATGGAATTTTCAACCAAAAATTTTCTAACGGCTCGGCCCTCCTTTGACCTTCCGTCCAAGGAGTCATTTTTAAAACACTCCCTAGTTAAGTGAATCAAATCAGGAGTCTTAGAGGCGTTTTCCCTCAAAAAGTCTTTCTGTTGTTCATTGAGGTCCATTTCCTATGATATCGTTGTCTTCTAGTATTTCTAAGGCCACCTCTAGAAACTTTTTCTTGAGATTCTTGACTTGGCGATAACCCAGCTTCTTTTTCTGTGGAGATATTTTATAACCCATAAAACGAGCCACATCCTCTTCGGTCTTATCCTCAAAGTATAGCATTTGGTAAGCTGTGTAGTGCGTTTCGGTTAATTCAATTCGCATGTAAAAATCCAGACGTTTTAGCGACGAATCGAAATCAAAATCTGTATACGGTTGACTTTGAACCTCCTTGGTAAAGTCTTCCGTCGATAAGGGAAGTTTAATCTCTAATCCTGATTTTTTGGATTTTTCCCATTTGGCATACAGGTCACAACTAGAGTCTTGCTTCTCGCTCTTTGTTACTGAACAATTATCGCCACGCGCAAATTTACAGTTAGCGCAGGGCTTAACGTAATTACCATAATGGTTCCTAACCAAATTTCGTATCTGGTTAGATATAATACGCCCTATCCACGGCTCCAGTGGACGCTCTTGGTCCCACATATGCCACTTTTTGGATATGTGTAGCTTTATGATTTGAGATACGTCTTCAAAATCAAACCATTTAACGGCATTTAGCCTCCATTTAAACTGTTGCTTTTTAATGGCGGCGTCTATGATGTCTGAAAAGTCCTCATAGCTATGCTTACCGTTCTCTTTTCTTTTCATCAATAAATTCATTAATAGAACGCGACCTATTACCCCTTTCGGCGGCTGGTGGCTTGGCGTCTGGCTCTCCTATTAATGAACCTAAGGTGACAGTTTTTCTTTCAGTGTTTTCTATGTCTACTTGAAAATTAGAAATATGAGGAACGGACAAGGCGTCTGTTTCATCGCTGGATATAACTACAGATTTCTCTATAGTCTCCATGCCTTCAGAAGAATTAGTAGAGGCTGTAGCATTTAACTGCTGCCCACACTTATGACAAAAATTAGGTTTAGCGTGAGCGTAAGAAAGTTTGTTTCCGCAACTGTGACAAAATAAGTGAGCCATCTTATATTTATATGTTAAAAATACGTTTTTTCTAAAATAAACAAGATCTTAGTCTTTGTATGTAAAAAAAAGCTGTTCGCCGCTAGCGCGTTGACATTGCCTTGTTTTACTTATACTATTACACCTTCTTGTATGTTTCTAGTTTCGAAATGATAAATTTTAAGATTTTACTACGGACGATATCACTTCGCGTAAAGCTAAAGGAATGAATGCCGTTTTCTACTGACTTTTCATCGCAAAACAAATCGAACATTTCTCCGAATCCTGTTTTGCCATTTATGTCGCTTTGCATAAAGTCCCCACAGATAATTAGCTTGCTATCTTCACCAAGTCTGGTGATTAATGTCGTTAACTCCTTAAAGGTAAAGTTTTGGGCTTCGTCGGCAACGATGAGTTTTTTATTCCAGTTTGCGCCGCGCAGAAAGTTAATTGGAACTGCGGAAATGCGCCCCTTCTGCTTTAAGAAGGCCGTGTCACCCTCGAAGATGATTTCCTCAAGTTTATCGTAAAGAGGCATCAGGAACGGGTTAAACTTTTCTGTTATATCTCCAGGCAGGCTACCCAATCCCTTCTCGGCACTTTCTGCAATACTCCTAACGTAAAGCAATTCTTTTTCGGAATCTTCCGCCATTAAACGCAAGCAGCCATATAAAGACATGTAAGTTTTACTTGATCCTGCTGGACCTGAAACAAAAAATATCTTAACTTCGGGATCGAGGAGCGTGTTTAGAAAACGGCGCTGTCGAGTCGTGAACTTAAAGCTCCTTTTCTTAAATTTAATGGAGTGGTGAAAATGCGGCTCCAATTCTATATTAGACAATTTTTTCTGTCCCACATATAGTATTACACTAAATCACAGGGTAATTTGCCTTAAAGTTGCTGTTGTTTCAACTGTATTTCCACCCGCAGCATTATAAGTTTCCGTAAGCACTCTGGCACCCTTTTTCATAGAAATAAACTCCATATCATCCAGAGTCGCGCCGTCTTGAGAAAGCAGGTTAACCTTCACGTCACTATTCAACACATCACCACTGAAATTGATTAAATTGCTGAGTCCTGTAGATGAAATGCTCATTTCCTCATCTATGCCATCCAGTAGAGCGCTACTCGCATTAACTGATCCGAGTGTGTAAATTGGGGTGCGATTATATGTTCTTTTGAAATTTATTTGGGATTGAACATTACCCACAACGTTCCCCATGTTCTCGACGGTGCAGAACTGCCCGTAGATAAGTTGATCGGCATCAAAGGGGATTGTTCCGCCAGTATATGGCGTTGCATCACCCTGAATAGTCTCCCCTGTTGCGGGATCTAGGGAAATAAAGTTCGCCTGTAAAGTTACAGGAACATCTGGTGCAATGGTAATTGCAATGTCCGTTGCGTAACATTTTTGAAACATATTATCTCCAATTTTAATCGGAAAAAAATTATCATTGGAGTTGTCTGAGAAAAACTCGAAACCCACTTCAAATTCCTTTTGCAATATGCAGGTCATTGAAATGGTTGCTGCTAATGCTGAAGAAAAGGTGAATTGATCGCCTGTAGCCACATCGACACCGAGGTTTCTCCTTGGTGCAGAAGTCGTGTTGTAGTTTACATTTACCTGAGTGGCGGGAACGTAAGCTGTATTCTCCGTTA